TAAACCAAAGTATATAGAAGCTAGATATAGTTGCTATCTTAATTGGGACTTAGAAGAACTAGGTATTGATTGGGATAAGGTAGAAGATTGGGATTTGTGTAGAGCAGATTTGAAGATAACCTTTAAAGACGGAACTGAAAAAGTCTTTGAGAACTGGCATAGTGTAGATGTAGATTACAAACATAACTTTGAAGAAGTCCTTGTACTTGACGAGGATTGGAAGCAAGTGGAGGGATTGAACTGATGAATAAACATAAAGAATTTTATATCTTTACAGAAAGAAACTTAGTAGATGAGAAAGAAAGAGTTTCTTTAAAACAATTAGGATACTATATAAAAAGCGGAGAATCATATCATTCTCCTAAAAGATTTTCCATAACAGAATTAAAATATTTTATTTTGGAATTAATAAACTCGTCTGTTAATCAAGACATGACAATAAAAGAAGTAAGAGAAATGATAAATGAATACGAAAGTCTTTATGATATCTATAATTATGTGTCTGATTATCCTGAGGCAGGTGGAGATGTTTATTTATCTGATGGTATTTATTTAAGGGCTGATGGCTCGTCTTATGATGATAGGAGATAACATGAGTAACCACCACAACGAACAAGCATTAGAAGATTTACACGAAGAGACATTAGAAAAAGATTCTAAAGGGTTACTAGACAATGAGGTAAACAGGATATCGACTTACTATAATTTACACATAGATGATGATAGAGATGAAATACTACAGTTTATAACTGAAAATATATTTTATAATCATCGAAAAAGTATTGATAGTTTTTATAAAGATGTGCCAGAACACTTACGACATTTAACTAAAGATAAATTAAAATCTTTGTTTAATATTTTTTCTGGGAGGTTATAGTGGCTGTAAAATCTAAAGCATTTAAAAAATCTCACATGCCTGCTACTGGTGTTAGGGGTAAGAGAACAAGTCAAGGTAGAGATAATGTAGGCTTCTCAACCATGAATAAAAATAAAAAAAATTCCTACAAAAAATATAGAGGACAAGGAAAATGAAACATGATTTATTAATGAAAATATCCATGGCTGGTATGATAGTGTGTATGTGGTTTTTATACTTATTAAAGTGAGGAGATTATAATGGAAGCTGAATTTAAAAAACTAAACAAAGACCAGTATAGAGACTTTGAAAACTGGATAAGAGAAAACAACGGAGAGCTGTACGAGAACAAAGTAACCTATGAAGTTAGGTGGGGGAAAGATGAGTTCTTTTATGTAAGACTAGGAGATGAAAGTTTTATAACTTTAAATGATATTTTACTTGCAATTTCTAATTAAGCATGTATACTACAATAACTTAACACATAATTATAGGAGTTTTTATGTCTAAACTAATAGAAAAAACCGATGAAGGTAAGATTAAATATTATACAATTGATGGTAAATTAATCTATCCTTCTATCAACAACCCGAACTTTAAGTTCAACCCCGACGGAGTATGGGAAACTTTTTTAATACCAGATAATCCAGAAGACTTAGAGATGGCTAAGAAGATGGGAGTCAGAACAAAAGGCTGGGAAGATAAAGAAATACCAGAAAGTATTTACTTTAAAAGATTCACAAAGAATAAGAACGGAGCAGATAATAAGGCAGTCATTATAAAGAATGCTGAAGGAGAACCGTTTGAGTTTAATGATGAAAGCGGTAGAGAGATTACTATAGGTAATCAAACACAAGCTAAGATAATGTTTCATTACTGGCACCATGAAAATAAGTGGGGTGAATATGACTACTATATTTTAGATGGTGTTAAAGTACTTGACTTGAAAGAAAGACAAGACTCTAGTGCTACTGTTGATGACGATTTAGACTTTTAATTCAGGAGTAAACATGATAATAACTATCAGAAATAAAGACAACACTGAAACAATCTACGATGTTTCAAAAGTTGTAGATGAAAGTAAAAGAGCAGATGCTCAACTGCGTATCAGTAAAATAGGTACATTAAATGTAGTAGTCGAAGCTTTAAACTTTGCCTTTCAAGGGCATCAGAATAGTCTCGAAGCTTTGCTTGGAGAATGTCCAGAAGCAATAGTAGAACAAGAAGAACAAACTGTTGAAGAGTCAGAGGGCGACTCAGAATAGTATTTATTTAGGATTGTTTAGGGGTTGCAAAGTCCCTCCTTGCACTTGGTATTATCCTTAAACAATCCGATTCAGTCAAGGAGAATATATGGCTTTTGTCAAATTGCATTTACCCTGCGATGCCTGTGGTAGTAAAGATGCATTATCCGTAAATGAAAACGGCTCATCTAAGTGTTTCAGTTGCGGTGATTTTATTAAAAATTATAACAAGGAGGATAGCTCAATGGAGTTAGTCAAGAATAAGAATACAAGTTTAGATAACAAACACGGTGCTATTTACGGTGCCTTAAACGATAGAAAAATATCAAAAGATACAGCTACTAAATACGGAGTCAAGGCTGTATACAACAGCGATGGAGAAGTTGTTCAACACATCTATCCCTTTTATAATAACAACGAGCAGACTGCTTCTAAGATTCGATATGTCAAGGATAAGAATTTTAGTTTCCAAGGTACGTACGAAGGTACTGGATTGTTTGGTGAACAGTTGTTCAAAGGAGGAAAGTATATTACTTTGGTAGAAGGAGAGTGTGATGCAATGGCAGGCTACGAATTGTTTGGTTCTAAGTGGGATGTCGTATCTATAAAGAGAGGTTCTCAAGGGGCTGTAAAAGATGTCAAAGAAAGTTTAGAATTTTTAGAACAATATGAAAAGATTATAATTTGTTTTGATAATGACAAGGCTGGTAAAGAAGCGTCAAAGAAAGTAGCCCAGTTATTTACACCTAGTAAAGCTAAGATAATGACTTTACCTACTGAGTACAAAGACGCTAATGACATGCTCAAAGATAACAAGCATGCTTTATTTGTGAAAGCTTTTTGGGATGCTAAGATATATACCCCAGCAGGAGTTATAAATGTTTCTGATAAGCGAAGTGAGTTTCATAAAAGAGAAAAGAAAAATAGTATACCTTACCCGTGGGCAGGATTGAACGACAAGCTTGTAGGCATGAGAGGAGGAGAGCTTATAACTCTTACAGGAGGCACAGGACTAGGTAAGTCTAGTGTTACACGCGAGTTAGAGCACTGGTTAATAAAACAAACAGAAGATAATGTAGGAGTAATAGCTTTAGAAGAAGATTGGAGAAGAACTATTGACGGTATACTATCTATAGAAGCTAACAACAGATTATACATAGACCATGTTAGAGAGCAGTACTCAGAAGAAGAGTTAGATAATTTCTTTGATATATTATATGACGGAGAAAATAAGAATAGGGTATGGGTACATGCACACTTTGGCACGAATGACATAGACGAAATCTTTTCTAAGATTAGGTTTATGATTATAGGATGCGAGTGTAAGTGGATTGTACTTGACCATCTACATATGCTCGTAGTTGCTTCTGCTGAAGGAGACGAAAGAAGAGCTATTGATAATATTATGGCTAGACTAAGAAGTATTGTAGAAGAAACTGGAGTAGGTATGATACTTGTTTCTCATCTTAGAAGAGTAGACGGTAATAAAGGACATGAGAATGGTATAGAAGTTAGTCTCTCGCATCTAAGAGGCTCACAAAGTATAGCTCAATTATCAGACTGTGTTATAGCCTTAGAAAGAAATCAACAAGCGGATAGCGAGAGTGAATCTAACACTACTAAAGTTAGGGTATTGAAATCTAGATACACTGGAGATGTAGGCTCCGCAACAAGGTTGCTTTACGATAGAGAAACAGGTAGACTTAATGAGTTAGAAGAAGAAGAAAATGAGGAAGCTGTAGATTTTTAATATGGAATTAATGTTTGACATAGAGACTGACGATATAAAAGCTACTAAGATATGGTGTATAGTTTGTCAAGATATTAATACAGATAAAATTTATAAGTTTGACCCCTCTAGTATTAAGGAAGGACTAAAGCTATTAGAATCTGCTGATACTATAATAGGACACAATATAATAGGTTTTGATATACCAGTAATAAAAGATTTAACAGGCGTAGATTTAAACTCAAAAAAAATAATAGATACTTTAGTAATGTCCCGTCTTTACAATCCTGTACGAGACGGAGGACACGGCTTAGAAATGTGGGGCTATCGCTTGAAGTTTCCTAAGATAGACTACAAAGAATTTAAACATTACTCTGAAGAAATGCTCAACTACTGTGTGAATGATGTCAAGTTAAACACTGTGTTATACAGGTATCTATTAAAAGAAGGAAAGGTTTTTGCTCCAGAAAGTTTAGATATAGAACATGAAGTATTTAAAATAATGAAGCAACAAGAAGTTAATGGTTTTAAATTTAACTCTATTGATGCTTCTATTTTCTTAGCTACTTTAAGAGAAAAAATACAAGACATAGAAAAAGAAGTACAGAAAGTTTTTGTACCTAGGCTTGTAGATATAAAAGAAGTAATTCCAAAAACAAAAAAAGACGGGGAGCTATCTAAACAGGGACTCACACAGGAGGAGTATGATAAAATTATTACAACAGGTAATGATAAACCTTTCATGCGTAGAAAATTAGTTGACTTTAATTTAGGTTCACGTAAACAAATTGGAGAATACTTAATTGAATTTGGATGGAAACCTGACAAGTTTACACCAACAGGTCAACCTATTGTAGATGAAGGAGCTCTTTCTAAAATAAAAAACATACCTGAAGCTAAGTTGATAGCTCGGTATTTATTATTACAAAAAAGAATAGCACAAATAAGTAGTTGGTTAGAAGCTGTACAAGACGATGACAGAGTTCATGGTTTTGTGATACCTAACGGAACTATAACAGGAAGAATGACACACAGAAATCCAAACATGGCACAGGTGCCTAGCGTAAGTTCCGAATATGGTACAGAATGTAGGAGTTTCTGGTGTGTAGACGAAGGAAATAAATTGGTTGGTATAGATGCTAGTCAATTAGAATTAAGATTATTAGCACATTACATGAACGATGAGGAGTACATCTATGAAATCACAAAAGGAGACATTCACACATATAACCAAAAACTTGCTGGACTTAAATCAAGAGATGAGGCTAAAGTATTCATCTATGCACTCTGCTACGGGGCAGGAAATGCGAAGCTTGGGAAGATGGTTGGAGGAAATACAAAAAGAGGTGGTCAATTGCGAGAACGTTTTTTTGGTAGTCAACCAGCATTTGCAACTCTTACAGACCAAGTACAACGAGCAACAAAAAAAGGATACTTAAAAGGTTTAGACGGGAGAAAACTTTTTGTTAGGAGTGAGCACTCTGCTTTAAATACTTTAATACAAGGAGCAGGCTCTATAGCTATGAAGAAAGGTTTAGTAATCCTAAACAAAAAATTAAAACTTAATAGCATCGACTATAAATTTGTAGCTAACATACATGATGAATGGCAGATAGAAGTAAAAGAAAGTCAGGCTGATTTTGTAGGTAGGTTGGCTGTAGAAAGTATAATTAAAGCAGGAGATTATTTTAATCTTCGTTGTCCTTTAGACGGCGAATACAAGATAGGAAACAACTGGTATGAAACCCATTAAAGAAGATAGAAAGAAGTTTGACATTGATTTAGAATATGGAGAAATAAGAGAAGATAAAATAAAAGACATGCTAACAGGTAAGAAGATAGAAGTTAAATCAGAGAAGGGTATGTGGATGAAGACAGGAAACATATGTATAGAGTATGAGTCTTGGAGTAAACCATCAGGCATCAGAGCAACGGAATCAGACTACTGGTTTCATAACTTATGTGTAGGAGATAATGAGTTCTGTACTCTTGTATTTAAAACAGACGTACTTAGAACTATCGTTGATGAACTTGATAGTTTTAAAACTGTATGCGGTGGAGACCATAATGCTAGTAGAATGTTCTTAGTTAATCTACAGAAATTGTTTTCTTCAGATGTCATCAAAGCATTTAAGGAGACTGAAGATGAAAAAAAATAAAGAAACACTTGACACATCTACTCAAGATGTATATAATAAACTGTCGGCTAAGAAAATAACAGCCGAGTCTGGTCATTGGTACACCCAAGAGGGAGACCCAATGTACACAGTAATAGGTGCTAACGGTAAGGAAAGAAACACTACCCTTAGAGATGCTAAGAAAGATAATCTAGTACCTTCTGTCACTACTATTCTTAGTATGATAGCTAAACCTTCATTAGAAAATTGGAAAATAAATCAAGCACTTAACTCTGCTTTAACTTTAGAGAAAGACCCTTTAGAATCCAAAGGAGAATTTGCTTATAGATGTAAACAAGACTCTAAAAAAATAGGTCAAGAAGCTGCAAGAAAAGGTACACAGATTCACGCTATGATTGAACGTGGTTTTCTTGGTGAAGAGAAGACAGAAACATATTGTGTTATTAAAAATTATTTAGATGATAAGTTTCCTGATGAAGAATGGATAGCTGAAGCTTCCTTCTGTGCTGATTCAGGGTATGGTGGTAAGATAGATTTATATTCTAAGTCTGGTATCTTTGTTGATTTTAAAACTAAAGATAACTTAGAAGGCAAAGACCCAGCTAAATTAGTATACGATGAACACGGTATGCAGTTGTCTGCTTATGCTCAAGGCTGTGGCTTTAATGATGTAGAAAGAGTATCTATATTTGTAGACAGAAAAGACACAGAGCTTATAGCTTGTCACATTTGGGATAAAGAATCTCAGAACAAACACAGAGAAATGTTTAATAGTATTTTAAATTATTGGAAACTTGTAAAGAATTATGAATCAAAGAAAGTCTAAACAAATAAGACTCAAAGCAAAAGAGATATTAATAGAGTGGTTAGCACAGCATGTACCTGAAGAAGAAATGAAAAAGAGTAATATAACTACTAAGAATATTTTAAAGTATATCCCTCCTGATACACACGTATATGCTAATAGAACTTTATTATTAAGTGCTTGGAGTTATAAATGGTTTATTAAAAAAATTAAAAAATTTAAAAATATAAACAATTTAAAATTAAAAGATATACAGTAGCATGCCTAAAAGAGTACCTAGAAAGATAAGACCAACAGAAAAAAATGTACCCAAAGGTTATGATTCTAAATGGGAACACACCTTACATACTACTATTTTACAAGAGTGGAAACATCATACAAACAAAGTCCCTTACATTGTTGAGCATAAATATGAGCCTGACTTTGTTAAAGTAATAGGAGATAAAGAATATTTACTGGAAGCAAAGGGTAGGTTTTGGGACTATCAAGAGTACAATAAATACGTATGGGTACGTAAAGTTTTAAAACCTAATCAAGAGTTGGTTTTTCTATTCCTAAGTCCTTATGCTCCTATGCCTCAAGCTAAGAGAAGAAAAAACGGAACAAAAAGGAGTCACGCTGAGTGGGCAGAGACAAATAATTTTACATGGTACAGTGAAGATAACTTACCTGATGCATGGAGAAACGATGAAGTATAAGTTTAGTGAAGACCAAACCCTTAAAGAGATTAGTTCTTACATAGATAAAACTTATGATGCTCATTACGGTGACGGTAAGTATCAAGCAACAGACATGATTATAGACGCTGGACACGGTGAGAGTTTTTGTATTGGTAACATTATGAAGTATGCTATGAGATACGGAAAGAAAGATAACAAGAGAGCAGAGATGTTAAAGATAATACACTATGCTATAATAACTATACATTTACAGGACAATCAAGATGATTGAAAACAAGACAGGAAAGAAGCCTTATTTAGGTATAGAAATAAATTATGATAGAGAAAAAACTTTTGATAAGTTTAGTCTTGACACATTACAAGATAGGTATTTATGGGAGAACGAAACACATGCACAAGAAGCATTCGCAAGAGCCTCAGTTTTCGGGGCAACATTTAAAGGTGAAACAGATTTTGAATTGGCTCAGAGACTTTATGAGTACAGTTCCCACAGGTGGTTCATGTTTAGCACTCCTATACTTAGCAACGGGGGAACAACTCGCGGTCTTCCTATTAGTTGTTTTCTTAATTATGTTCCTGACAGTAGGAATGGTTTATCAGCTCATTATGATGAAAACATATGGCTTGCGAGTTCGGGTGGAGGCATCGGTGGATATTGGGGAGACATTAGAAGTAACGGTATTTCTACTACTCACGGCAGTCGTTCTACTGGTTCAATACCTTTCATGCATGTAGTTGATTCTCAGATGTTAGCCTTTAATCAAGGCACTACAAGACGAGGAAGCTACGCGGCTTACATGGACATAAGCCATCCAGAGATTGAAGAGTTTATAAACATGCGTAAAGAATCGGGCGGTGATATTAACAGGAAGAATCTTAATATTCATAACGGTATTAATATTACTAATGCTTTTCTTAAAGCTGTAGAGCTTGATGAAGACTGGAGATTAATTGACCCTAAAACTAACGAGGCTGTTAAGATAGTTAATGCTAGAGACTTATGGTGGCAAATAATACATGCTAGAGCAGAAACAGGAGAGCCTTACATGATTAACATTGATACATGTAATGAGGCACTACCACAGAAACAAAAAGATTTAGGTTTAAGAATTAGACAGAGTAACTTATGTTCAGAGATTACGTTACCTACTAACGAAGAAAGAACAGCAGTCTGTTGTTTATCTTCAGTAAACTTAGAACACTTTGATACTTGGTCAAAGGACGATAACTTTATACAAGACTTAATAACAATGCTTGACAATGTTTTACAACACTACATTGACAACGCTATAGATACAACACAACTAGGAGAGTACAGTGCAAACTTTAAAAGATTTCAAAATTATGTTAGAGAGGGTAAAGAAGGATTTACTAAGTCTGCGTATTCGGCATATAGAGAGAGAAGTTTGGGACTGGGTGCTATGGGCTTCCATGCATATCTCCAATCTAGGAACATACCTTTCGAGGGAATATACGCAACTGGTTTTAATCATAAAGCATTCACCTTTATCAAATCTAGAGCCACTCAAGCTACTAAAGAACTGGCTGTTAAAAGGGGGGAAGCTCCTGACATTCATGGTACAGGTAAACGCAACGCTAATCTATTGGCTGTTGCTCCTAACGCTAGTAGTGGGATTATATGTAGTGGTACTTCCCCTAGTATTGAGCCTTATAGGGCTAACTGCTATACTCACAAGACCTTATCCGGCTCTTACCAAGTTAAGAATAAATATCTTGAAAAAGTTTTCAAAACTAAAGGGCTGAAAGGAAAAGAACTAGAACAAATTTGGAAAGATATAACAGCCAACGAAGGTTCTGTACAACAATTAGATGTTCTTACTGATGACGAGAAAGAAATATTTAAAACAGCTAATGAGATAAATCAAATATGGATTGTAGAACACGCTTACAAAAGACAAGAGTTTATTTGCCAAGCACAATCTGTAAACTTATTCTTTACTATACCTAAGTCAACTGAGCCACAGGAAGTACACGATGAATACATGCAGTATGTGAATGATGTTCATTGGTATGGTATGAATAAATTAAAATCTTTGTATTACTTTAGAACTAATGCAGCTAGAAATGTAGAGAATGTAAATACTAAAATACCACGTATTCATTTAGATGATGTGGAATGTATTGCATGCGAAGGTTGACATGAATTGTTGGCATTGTAATACACAATTAATATGGGGTAGCGACCATGACATAGAAGAAGAAAATGAGGATTACATAATGGAGACTAACCTAAGTTGTCCTGAATGTAATTCATTCGTAATAATATACACACCAAAGGAAGAGACATGAGCTTATTAAAAACTAGAGATTACTACAAACCGTTTGAGTACCCGTGGATGTACGAGTACTATAAACTACAAAATCAAATGCACTGGATGCCTGAATCCGTACCGTTACACACAGACGTAAAAGATTGGCAGGACATCACACCGGCAGAAAAACATTTACTTACACAGATATTTAGATTGTTTACTCAATCAGACGTTGATGTAGCTTCTGGTTACATAGATAAGTACATGCCTCTCTTTAAAAAACCTGAAGCAAGAATGATGATGTCATCTTTTGCTAACATGGAATCTATACATCAAGATGCTTACAGTTTATTACTTGATACAGTAGGTATGCCTGAGATAGAGTACAAGGCTTTTTCAGAGTACGAAGAAATGGCTGACAAGCATGACTACGTAGGTACATTTAAACCTCTTAAGTCTGACAAAAGAACTATAGCTAAGACACTAGCAGTGTACTCAGCGTTTACAGAAGGACTACAGTTGTTCTCTAGCTTTGCTATATTACTTAACTTTCCGAGATACGGTAAGATGAAAGGCATGGGACAGATAGTTACTTACTCTATCCGTGATGAGTCTATGCATGTTGAAGCTATGACTAAATTGTTTAGAGAGTTTATTCAAGAGAACATAGAGATATGGACAGACGATTTTAAAGCAGAGCTATATCAGATATGCAGAGAAATGGTAGAGCTTGAAGATAAGTTCTTAGACTTAGTATTTGAAATGGGAGACCTTCCGGGTTTAACTAAGAAAGACATGTATGCTTACAATAGATATATAGCTGATAGAAGATTACTACAACTTGGACTTAAAACTAATTATGACCAGAAAGAAAACCCACTTGGTTGGATTGATGAAGTCATGGGCGTAGAACATCAGAATTTCTTCGAGGGTAGAGCTACTACTTATATGAAAGCAGGATTGAAAGGAAGACAAGATAGTGTAAAATTTACGGGAATGAGTAATGAGTAAGTCAAAAGAAGGTAATATCTTATCTTATAAAATACTATTAGATAATAAAGGTAACTTAGTTACAGAGTTTAGTGGGTTGCCTTTAGAAAAAGTACACACTGTTTTTAAAGGGAACGATATTAAAATAATAAAAAAACTAATTCAAGAGGGGAGTGTTCATTTAAAAAGCTTACATGACCGTTTACAAAAAGAAATACAAGCAATATCTACTTAACTTTATATTTTGTAGTATTTTTAAAAATTTAACCCCCTTGTGTCTGCTCTG